GGTGTTTTTAGAACCCGTGGAAACCCCCTGACCGGCCTGCGTACCGAGGAAGCTATTGAAAGTTCCGGTGGTGACGCCTGCGCCTGCGTAAAAGCCGACAAAGGTATTTCTGGTGCCGGTTGTTTGATTATATCCGGCCGAAAAGCCGATAAAGGTGGAGTCTGCGCCCGTCGTGTTCAAATACCCCGCCTGATAACCAACAGCGGTGTTGTTAGATGCGATGGTGTTGGATAATAAAGCATTAAATCCAATCGCAGTATTATTAGCGCCAGTCGTATTTGACTGCATGGCTTGAGAGCCAAATGCTGAATTATAAGACGATGTCGTTCCGTCTAGTGTTCTATATCCAAAACCTGTATTTTGAGCGCCATTTATATTGCTGTATCCACTTCTATACCCAAAAAATTCATTGGGGCCACCAGTCGTATTACTGTATCCAGCCTGATACCCAACAGCAGTGTTGTTAGAAGCGGTGGTGTTGGCGTAGAGGGCTTGGTAGCCCATTGCGGTGTTGTTGTCGGCGGTGGTGTTAGACCTTAGTGCTTGATTTCCAAGTGCCGTGTTGTAGCTGCCGGTTGTGTTGGCATACATCGCAGAGTTGGTTGAAGGAGTTCCAACGCCGCCAACCGCTGTGTTTCCCTGACCCGTTGTGTTGCTGTACAAGGCACGATAACCCATAGCGGTATTGCTATAAGAACTCCCGCCGGTTGTATTGCTATAAAGTGCTTGATAGCCGAAAGCATCCACGTTTCCGGTAGTGTTGCCATAACCCGCCGTATACCCAACAGCAGTGTTACTTGCGCCGGTGGTGTTGGCGTTTAGGGCTGCGTAGCCGATTGCGGTGTTGTTAGAGGCGGTGGTGTCGTATTGAAGTGCACCATAACCAACAGCAGTATTGTTAGATGCCGTGCTATTTCCTAATGCCTGCCATCCAATTCCTGTGTTACCTCCACCTGTCAAATTTTCAGAAAGAACAGCGTAACCTAATGCTACGTTGTTTGCTCCAGTTGTATTTTTATTAAGGGAGACTTGACCAACAGCGGTGTTATAACTACCTGTGTTCGCTCCTAATGAACCACTACCAATAGCCGTGTTTCTAATTCCAGTCGTATTAACGTCTAAAGCCTGATAACCCACCGCCGTGTTATCCGTACCGGTGGTGTTATCGTTGCCTGCTTCAAACCCAATAAAGGTGTTGTTTACGCCTGTCGCAACAGCACCAGCGTTGTATCCCACAGCCGTGGTAAACGGACTGCCTGATGTGTCACTGCCATACAAAGTTCCTCGTGCAGTGGGCGTGGCAGCAGCCGTGGAAATCGTTGCAAAGGACAGGGTACCTGAGCCATTCGTAACAACAGCCTGGCCTGACGTACCATCAGATCTTGGGTACAACAAATTGGCTGGGTTATTCATCAACTTGATGATGGTGCCCGATGCGTTTTTGGCATACAACAACATGCCACCATCGTTGTAATTGATGGCAAGCTCGCCAAAGTTCAGGTTACCCGCAACAGGTGCTGTGCCTGTAGCCGTGGCAGTGCGGTAAAGCTGGATGGGTGTGTAGTTCGTTGCAGGCATAAAAGGCCTCCGTCAGATATTACGCAGCGCGTCTCGGGCGCAAAAGGCTTGCCAAGGCATCAGAAACCACCTTGGGCGATACAAATCGGTCAGGATCATAATCATAGTGATCCCACCATAAAAACTGATTGGGGGCCAGATAGGATCGATCCTTAAGCAGGTTAATGTTTTCAGGGTGGCCAAAAATGTTGGGATCTGACACTGACCACAGCACAATGCCAGGCTTGCCCTCATCCCATGCCAAGTGCTGAAAGAAGCTGTCACAAGAAATCCAGGTATCACACATGCCAATCAGATTGCGTAGCACTTGCACGGGCAAGTTCTTGCGAAAGTCCTGTACCAATTGCTTTTCGCCATCAATGCCCACTTGCACAATGGGGCGAGGCAAAAGTGGGATCAGCGCATCCCAAAACGGATAGTTTTTAGGATTACGCTTGCCACTCAAAAGCTGCTTGGCATAAGGTGCAATCACAATCATAAGTACAGCTTTCGATATGCAGACTCAAGGCTTGCCTTCCACTTCCAACGATCCATCTTGGCATAAATGTTAAACATATCAATGTCACCAAACAATGACCTTGCTTCAGCGATGGATCGGCAGGGAACAATCTCGGGATAGCAACCAAACACCACAGGATTTTTGATGTCTGGCAGCACATGCTTAAACACAATATGATCGCCCATCCCATTATCCAGCACAACCACCGTCTTGTCCTTGTGGGCCATGGTATTGACGAAAATCTGCTCGTCATGCGCAAACATCTCATCTTTGGCATCCATCCTGATGCCCCCTGATGGCGCCTTCAAATGCCATGTCACGGCATCAGGAACAATCAGCAACTTATAGCCCTTTTGCTTGATGCCCCAAGTAAAAAGGGTCTCCTCACGGTGGGCAACCCTTGATAAGCCTAAGTTGTAGTCATACACACCTGCACGATACAAAAAGCTGCAGTGCAAATGATCAACTTCCTTCTTGGCCTTGATGCGCTGCCACTGCGGGTTAGGCTCATGATTGATCATCTCAATCTTGCCCGTGGGATTGGCATCTTCCCAAAAGTTGGGCGGTGTAAGTACTGAGCCACCAACCGCACCAACATCAGGTGCAATGTGAGCGAGTAAGTTTTCAAGCACTTGAGGCTCAGGCAATGCGTCATCATCCACACGCCATACCCAGTCAAACCCCATCCAATTAGCTTTTTGGTGGTTGTGATGCTGACCCTTCTTCTCGGCAAATACCCACTCCCAGGCAATCTCTTTGGCTTGCATCATCCAAAAGAAATTGCAAAACATACGGTCCTGGCGCAAGTCTTCTTGCTGGTCGTTGTCATCAAAAATGACAATTTTGTCAGGCTTGCGGGTTTGGTTGATCACAGCCTGCAAGGCCATGGGTAGCGTTGTGCGTGACCTTCCTCGCGTTGAAATAGAGCACAGGATGCTAGGCATGCCAGCGCCCAATGAGTAAGTTCAACTGATTGCGATCATCAATAGGCCTGACCGTCTCTGAAATGTTTCCTTCCTGATCAATGTAGTTAAACTCAAAGCCAGGAAAGTGCGATTCATTCAAACCGTGAAGCTTATGATGCGGACCCCAAAAGCCTGGCGGCTCATTCATGGGCACCGTAAAGAGCAGCGTCTTGCAATGGTTTTTGAGTTTTTGCAGGACCTCAAGACCATTATCAATATGCTCAATGACTTCAAAAGCAATCACTGTGTCGTACTGACCAAGCTCAACTTTGTTGATGTCAGCATGCATAAACTGAGCACTTGAACTCCAGCCTTGCTCGTTGGCCACATCCACGATGATCGGGTCGTAATCAAGCCCTGTGTAGTGAATGCCTTTAGGCATAAACTGCACGCCGTAACCACTTGAGCAACCAATCTCTAAAAGGGTTGCGCCCCTCACATGCTTGGCAGCCCATTGATAGCGCGTAGTCTCCCGCGGGTAAACGGGATCGCCCTTCAAGAAGACTGCACGCTCCCAATGATTGGATAAGCGCCACCGATACCATTCAGGGTTAAAGCGTTTGGCAAGCTTGAGCGAGTTACGCAAAAAGATGTCGTGATAGTTATCCACGAGACTAGGGTCTAGCATCGTCCCCTCACCCTTGTGATAAATTGGGAACGCGCCCGTGTACTGCGTACCATCCCAATGCTTTGGCGAGCATTCAGTAACCTCAAAGCCTGCCTCTTCAGCGCGAATGCAAAACTCGGTGTCCTCACCACCACCCACACCAAAGTCCATGCTGAGTAAACCAATCTGGCTAAATACGCGCCTGCGAATCATCACGCAGAAAAACACAATGAAGTCTCGGCCTGCAGGCTCTGACGGTCCTTTGATCACCCCTGAAATGCCACATTTTGGATTGACAAAAGGGTTGTCAAGCAAGTGCAGCCACTGACTCTTTTCCTGGGGCAGGAGCACCGTATCGTTGTTGAGCAGCACAATTTTGTCAGTGCGTGTAGCCACAATCCCAGCGTTACACGCTCCTGAATAGCCCAAGGGCTGCTCATTCCATACAACCTTGAGATGACTCTCAAACCCGATGCTGGCAAAGTGCTGCGTCAGTTCATCCAGGTAGACTTTTGTATTATCCGTACAGCCATTGGCCGATATGACCAACTCAACATCGGTCATGTCGGTGTACTTGAAGATGGACTCTAGGCAGGGCTTGAGCAGGTCCTCACAATGGTTGTAAGTGGGTATAACAATTGAATACTTCATCAGAAGGTCCCACCATCTACGCCACTAGTAATTGCATTGGTGCTGCCATCCACAGCAAGTCCTGCATCTGCAAGCACTGACTGACTGCCACTTGTAGCAGCAGCAAACAGAATATAGCCAGCCGTAGCACTTGCAGTGACTGTCACCGTTGAAGGTGGCGTTCCTGAGAAGCCGCTAATACCTGAAAACCCTGAGATGCCACTGAATCCCGAAATTCCAGAAAAGCCCGAAATTCCTGAAGCGCCGGAAAACCCGCTAATGCCCGAGGCGCCTGAAAACCCACTGATACCTGAGAAGCCTGAGATGCCACTAAACCCTGACGTTCCACTGAACCCGGAGATGCCAGACGCGCCTGAAAAGCCTGATTGCCCACTGAAGCCAGAGATGCCTGAAAACCCACTCGTGCCACTAAAGCCAGAAATACCTGATGCACCTGAGAATCCTGAAAAGCCTGAAAAGCCCGAGGTGCCACTGAACCCCGAATAGCCAGAGATGCCACTAAAGCCAGAGACGCCTGAGAATCCGCTGATCCCAGAAAACCCGCTTATGCCTGAAAAGCCAGATTGGCCGCTGAATCCCGAGATTCCTGAGAAGCCAGAAATGCCTGAGAAGCCTGAGTAGCCGCTGACCCCAGAAAAGCCACTCGTACCCGAGAATCCACTCGCCCCTGAATACCCTGAAATGCCAGAGAACCCTGAAACCCCTGAAATACCGCTAAATCCGCTGATACCACTAAAGCCACTAATACCCGAAAAGCCCGAAATGCCTGAAAAACCAGAGGTGCCTGAGAAGCCGCTCGTGCCTGAAAAGCCTGAAGTACCAGAAAACCCACTCGTGCCCGAATAGCCACTGATGCCAGAAAAGCCTGAGTAGCCTGATTGGCCTGAAAAGCCACTTATTCCCGAGAATCCTGAGATGCCTGAAGCGCCTAATGCATTAGTCCAAACACCTCCGACGACACCTTCAAACCGCGGGTAATCGATGTTGTAACGGATCATGCCG